ACAGGTAAGACTGGTGCTGGTACTCCTGCATAAGAAAAACCAAAGATTGTAATAGGAGCTAAGACAAAATGCCACAGCATTGCGAAGGATAGTCCCCAACCAAGAAAGGGACGCCACCCTGCAACAAATATGTTACGATGCTGTGCCTCTGCCTTGTTTATTTCAAGCTGGCCCATAGCTGCCTCGTGAGCCTGTTTAGTGGCTAGCGTTGCTATCTCATGGGCAAGGGCGTTCTTCTGATCTTTATCTTCTATGAATTTATCTAGTAGTCCTGTTACTGGACCTATCAATGCCTGGATCATGTTCCTACCCTTTCATTTGCTACAGGTATATGCTTCCCGTTGTGGATGTGTAGCTGGTGATCCATCTCCTTGCGTAATTGAGCTACAGTTGAGGACAACTCTGCCATAGCTATATGGTCACGTCTTAAGTTCTCAGGACTATTCATTTTTGCAAGTATATCAAGACGTTGTTGGATTATGCTACTCTGATTTTCTAAGACATCTATACGCTTGTCGTTGTGTTTTAGGGTTGCATGAATTTCAGAAATTGATTCCTGTAAGTCTTTGATCCTCATCTTTGCTACAGCAGCGCCGCCAAATATACTAGCGGCGACGCCGAGCAGTGTGACAATCAGACGTATATCAATCGCCCCGTCCATTCCGCATCTCCTTCACAGTCTGCCAGATACGCAGTGACAACCAGATGATAGATAACAACGCTGAGATAGCAGGTAAAATCTCCATAAATGCGCCTAACGATATACCTAGTGCAGACCAGTCGAAGATACGGTTATCATTCATTTATCTTTCCTTAGGAGCAGGGCAATAGCACAAAGCACAAGCCCTGCAATAAGTAGTTCAGCAGTGGTGAACATGTGAACGCCGGGTGGCATACCTTAGACTTCCTGCGCTGCTATATGCGCTTGGTATGCAGCAATCACTTCAGCGGTGTGAACAGCATTGGCTATGGCTTGAACTTCAGCGCTTTCACCGGATACGTCGTCACCGGGTGCTATGGTGTGTCTATGAAATGAAGAAGATAGCTCCACTCCATCTTCTAGCACTGCTGTTTTGGTTCTGATTTGTAGTATTTTGAAATCACCAACGATTTCTATTTTATCTTCACTGATTACTTTTTGTAGTGCCATTTTTATCTCCTGTGGCGTGGACTGTCCGACCCAACGCTTGCTGGGTTATGCTCTATACGTACCACTAAATTGAACTTCACCGGTTGAACTGCAATTTTGAACCTGAACAGCAGACCAACTAGCGTTATCATTAATCATACGAATGAATAATTTATTTATATTACCATCCATACCAATTATTAGTTGTCTATTACCATTATTGTCTATTCCAGTTAGAGTACCTAATGATATAGCACCTCTTGCGGCAGCGATCCCCGAATAAGGTGTAAAAGGTAAATTTGTAACCTCTAAACCTCCGGAACCAGATTTACTAGTCCAATCAATCTTACCTGCTACAAAAACAAGATCCCCAACCTTAACGTAGTAACCAAGTGCGGCACCACCTGAAAAAGAACCATTAACAAAAGCAGGCGTGAAAGTTCCCTCCTCATAATCATCCAGCAGATTTGCCGACCCTGTCCCGCCGAGATACACACCGCCAGAGAGGTAGAGGTCTTGCCAGCGTGCAGATGCACCACCCAAATCATGTAAGTTATCAGCAGGCACTCCAGAAGTAGAGCATGGCTCAATAGCGGCTTGAGTTCCTGAATACCAGTTAAACTTCATACCACCACCAAGGGACGTTATGTAGGTTTGGTTGCCTGCATAAGACCCAATACTCCCCACAGTTGTGCCGTTTTGCTGTATGCGAATAACTTCGCCATCATCCCCAGCACCAGTGCGATCAAAATAAGCGACTGTATCGTTATCAATTCTAGCTTGAATATAGCCAGTGTTAGATAGGGTAACCGCTCCATCTTGACCCGCTGACGTGCCACCGATAATTGCATTACCGCTGCTGTCGAGTGTCATGGCAGTGCTGGTAGCGTTATCGTCGATGCCTGTGCTGGTTATGTTACCGCTTACGGTTACATCGCCAGAAAAGGTACCGTCAGCTAAGTCTCTTGCTTTAGTCATTCAGCACCTCCTAATAATTTTTTAAATAATACCATAGTTTATGCCTTCTCAGCTAAAGATGTTTTAAGCATGTTAAGAAACGCCTGACGGCCAACTTCTAGCTGGTCTAAGTTAAATCTCGCACTGCTTAATTTTCGTTCTAAGTCTGCTACGTGGTTTAAAATAGTACGCTGTTGGTCTGACATTTCGTCAATGTTGTACTCAGTGTCGTCAATGGTGATGAGGTTCTTTTTATCTTTTCCCATCATAGTCTCCTTTGTTTAAGAATTAGCAGCTATTGCAGCATTGGCAGCGGTCATGTCTTCGTCGGTCCAGAAGTCTTTAGCCACCATGATCTTCAGATGATCGACGTTGCGCTGAACGCAGTCTGCCCACTCTGCATCGTCCATGTCTTCTGGTTGTCCAGCGTTGAGTAGGTCTACACTGTCGCCCATAGCTTTGTAGTGCTGGGCGATTTGTTCTGCTGTGATTTCGTCCATTATGGGGTCTCCAGTGCAGCGACTTTAGCTTCTAATGTTTCGATGCGCTCCATTGCCTCTTGCAGTGCCTTGACTGCTTTCATGTAAAGGACGGAGTAGTTTACCTGCTTGGTTACTGTACCAAGATCGTTTAGGTCAGCATCAGTATCTGGGCTTTCAAATACAAGACCACCCATGCCAGCCGCTTCAACCTCTTGTGCTATAACACCAAGTCTATTCGGTGCATCAAGAGCATCTTCTTTCATGCTGTATTTGCGAACACGAAGAGCTTTTATGTCATTCCATTGAGAGCCACTATCTACAATGTTTTCTTTTAGCTTCTCGTCTGAAAGAGCACCGTAGCTGTTGTTCGTGTTTACTACGTTGCCATTTGAATAAACATACATGCGGCCCGTACTGGGGGTTGAAGTGTCTCGGCATGTTAAAAATCTGTAAGTAGTGTCGTTTGGCGAACTAGCGCCATACTCCAATATAATAGGGTAGCCAGCAGAACCGGTAACAAGTGCTCTTATACCATAGTCATTCGCAGTACTACACCTAGTAGTCATAGCTCCAGTAGCGTCCCAATTGCACCTAGGATAACCATCCCCATCCGAAAGCACGATATTGCCGCTTGCGGTGCGGATGTCCACGCCGTTTTGGTTGCCGTTGTAGCGGCCTAGGATGGTGTTCTTGGAGCCTGTGGTTATAGATGATCCTGCACCATATCCTATCGCAGTGTTATCTGTCGCTCCAGATGTTGAAGAAATTGCACCCCAACCAACTCCAGTATTGCCTGTGCCAGTTGTGTTTGTAATGCCTGTTTGACTGCCAACAAAAGTGTTATAGCTGCCCGTTGTATTTGTGCCAGCTTTATACCCTAAAAAAGTTAACTCAGTGCCAGTAATATTCGCATACCCAGCCTGATAACCAACAGCCGTGTTGTTACTTGCGGTGGTGTTGGAGTAGAGGGCATTTACACCAATGCCAGTGTTGTAGTTGCCCGTGGTGTTGCTACGAACAGAGGCATTGCCGTATGCAGTATTAAAAGCACCAGCCGTGTTGGATAGCAAGGCAACAACACCAGTGGCGTTATTTTCATAGCCAGTAGTATTGTTATATAGAGCCTGATAGCCAATGGCTATATTGTTATATCCAGTAGTATTGCTATACCCTGCTTGATAACCAACCGCCGTGTTGTTGCTTGCGGTATTTGCCGTCAACGCGTTAGCCCCAATGGCCGTGTTTGACCCGCCAGAAACATTACTATCCAGCGCAGTGTTACCCAACGCCACGTTGCCTGTACCGACAGGATAATTACCATCGAGCTTGATTGTGCCGCCGTCTACTGAGAGATTTCCATCAACCGTCAATCCATCAGAAGTGACAGAGCCATTTACGTCAACATTACCAGAACCATCAACAGTCACAAGATTGTGATTATCAATCCCAAGAGTAGTTAGAGAACCCCCTACATCGGTAACATCAAACGTACCAAAGGCTACTATATCAACAGTATCGCCAGCAGTTGCGCCTGAGGCTAAAACTATGGTAGCACCATCTGTCGCTGTGAAGTCAGTACCGCTAATAAGTTTTACACCGTTCAGGTAAACGTCAACATATCCTGCATCATAAGTAGCAGCAAAGTCAGTCTGTCCACCTGTAGCTGTGTAAGTCTGTCTCTCGGATGTACCATTGACTGATGAACCTGCGTTAGCAAATCCAGTAGCCGTGTAGACCTTCATTACGTTACTACTAGTATCAAACCAGAGGTCACCTAAGGTAGGGCTTGATGGCGCTGTCGCACTTACAAAGTAGGTATCACCAAAGTTATTGATGCTACTAATGCTATTAGATGCGTTAATAACAGAAGCAATATTAGTTCCTACGCTATTAACATTAGCAATGCTTGTTGCTACAGTATTAACATTTGTTATATCAGTAGCTACTGTAGTTACGTTAGCATTGTTACCTGCAACTGTGTTAATGTTAGTAGCGTTACCTGCTACATTATTAACATTAGTAATATCTCCAGCCACGGTATTGACATTAGTGACGGAACCTGCAACGGTATTAACATTTGTAATATCTGCTGCAACTGTGTTTACATCCGTGATACTAGCAGCAGTAAGGTTTACATTAGCAATAGCTGCCCCTACTGTGTCTACGTTAGCAATACTATTGGCTACTACATCAATCTCAGACGTTGCTTCCTGCAAGTCAAGAGCAGCAGTTTCAATCTCAGAGATAGCCTCGTTCAAGTCATTGGCTACTGTTATAACGTCTGAGATATTATTTGCTACAGTATTAACACTAGCTATATTACTACCTACTGTAGTTACGTTTGTGTTATTACCTGCAACAGTTGTGACATTACTAGAGATACCTGCAACAGTTGTTACATCTGTGGCAATACCAGCAACAGTATTAATGTTAGGTAGGTTTGTTGAGATAAACTGCTTGTTGACTGCATCTGTGTCTGCGACTGGGTTTGCTAGGTTTTTAATAACCTTATTCTGTGCATCCCATTTGTCGTCAGTAGCAAGAGCAATCGTATCACCTGTTGCATCAACGGATTCCTGCACTGCATGGAAGACCTGAATGTTTGCATTATCCAAGTCTTCCTCAGTGAGAACTGAGCCTGACACGTAGTCAACAGCACGTGCAGTCAGGTCAGTGGTTCGCTTAACCTGTACAAGAGTACTTGTAGCAGGAGCGGAAGTTAATTGTACGGATGATGCAGAAGGAAAAGTTAGGCCTGTCTGCGCCACACCATCTACTGTGACACTGATTTCGCTAGTGTCTGTGTATGTAAAGGGAATAGAAAACGTAGTTGTGACGCTATCCCCTGTATAGTTTTGATATGAAAGAGCCATTTCTTATCCTATTTATCTACTGTTAGCGCATCGGCTGTTGCGTTAATTATCTGTCTCGCTCCGTATAATGATGTAAAAGGTATAACCCTTAGGAGGCTTCGTAGTTCATTTTCAGTTAAGTCTTTTCCACTAGTCGAGTAGGCATGAAATAAGTCTGAAACTCCCTTAATGCCAGCCCCGAACATTGATACAGCGGGCGGTGTTAATACATTTGTATTACCATCTATCGTACCTGTTGTGATTTGATAAATGAAACCGAACAAAGAGGCAGCTCCTACCTGACTAAGAGAACCTTGAAAGAGTTCTTCTGCCGACATTCTGCGTTCCATGTAATCTTTTTGATCACTACGTCCCATTGAATTGAGATAAGACCTGCTGACGTACATCATGCTGCCCATTAAGCTAGAAAAAGCCATAATACGTGCAACATTTCCAGCATCTCCGTTCATCATACGCACACCAAGGCGCATAGCCTGTTGCTCCATTGAAGCCATAGGGAATGACAAGAACTGAAAGAATGTCTTACCTACTTCACTACGTAGTAGTCCATTCACAGAGCCAGCGTTCATCTCCTGAACAGCCTGTGTGGCTTCTCTACGAGCAGAGGCAAAGAAGATTTCTGCTGCTTCTGGGTCAGCGTTTTTACCTGTAGACCATTTATCTACATGTAAAGCTTCTAGCGTACCGTCTGGTAGAAACTCAGCGTGTTCATCTATCTGATTTCTGATACGTTGGGCCATCTTATCTGTAATGCCTAACTGTTCACGCTTGATTGCAGAGAAAGCAATATCTCCTGCTTTGTGCTTGTAAGCCCATTCTGATGCATAGTTGTACAGTGAAATCCTACGTAGCACATCTGTTACGCCCTGTAGACCAGACCACTTGGATACGAACATACGTGCGCCACCAAGTAATTGATCTGTCTCTGTTATCTCACCATCAATCCGAATACCCTCAGTTACGTCACCTTCTAGTCTACTTCTCATGGTTGTAACTTTAGATACGAGACCATCGCCACCTATACCAGTACCAGCAGTCATCTCACGAGCTAGCTTGCTTGTTAGTTCTCCGTTCCTTGCTCTTTTAATAAGTTTGCCATACATCGGCACTGCTTTGATTAGAGTAGGTATGGAGTATTCAAACAAAGCATTAGAAAGTTCCATCAGAGCGGCCATACCTGACATGCCCATATTTGCAGCAAAGCTAATTTCACGGCCTCGCCTTGCAAGTTGTCGCATAGTTGGAGAAATTTCCTGTCCAGCAAACTGTGCGCCCGTGTATGCCCACTCACCAGTAGTGGCCTCATACATATAGCGAATAGCCTTCTTCTCTTCTGCTGTAGCTTTTGTAGCCTTGCTAATAATATTCTCAAAGCTAGTTCCAGCATTGTTGGTATTGATACCGTTTCGTGCTAGACCAATAGCACCAGAGAGTTGGAAGACATAACTATCGAACAAGTTCTCCATGTTCTCTTCAAGAATATCAGTGAACTTAAGGTCAAAGGTAGTTCCATCAGAACCCCGTACAGTTACGCTTGCCATTTCATCGAGAAGCATACGAGGTCTTGCTCGTTTGTTTCCCTTAGCTTTGATGTTGCGAGATAGTACGCCTACCATAATATCTATTTCGTCGGCGTTAAATCCTTCTGCCTTCATAATAGTAGCAAAAGTATCAACATCGAAATCGCCATTAGCTACACGTAGTCTAGCAAGTTGATCGTACTTTGGATCAATTACAGACTGAATATACCCACGAGCCATACGCTTAATAAAAGCCTGTATCTCAGCATCGGTAGGTATTTTATCTTTCTTCTTTTCTTTGTTCTTTCTTCTAATAGCTGCTGCTACTGTTGCTTCTATATCTGGCTGTCCTCTGCGGATTGCCTCTTCTGATAATTCAAACCAAGCCTCGTTGAGTGTGCCATCTGGATTATCTGCCAGTTTACCCTGGCGCAGTCTTTGAATGTTACCCCTGTTAAACATACGTGGAGCATAGTCTTGGATGCGGGAAATAATCCCTGGTTGGAAGCCAGCAACATTAGCGTCAATAGCCTGTTGTGCTAATTCCTTCATCTTTGTTTTATATACTTCTGCTGCACGTACAACAGTGGGAGGCATCTGCTCAGTTGTTCCACGAATTTGTCTAGATACAAGGACGTTAAAGTCTGCACGAGATAAGCCTGACTGTTCTAGAAGTTCTTTGATTGGGTTCGCTATACTTAACCTGTAACGCATTACAAGGGTATCACGTTGCTCTAATGCTCCAAAGTTTACCGCAGTAACTCGTCCATCAGCACCTACTTTATTACCAGTGCTATTAAGACCTAGACCATCAGCTAACCATCTAATCGTATCATCTTCAGAGTTCTTGGCTCGAACAAAGGCCGAGAGACTACCCCGTAGTCCAGCAAGTACACCACGCTGTTTAGGAATAGCAGCAAGCTCTTCTTGTGTTATATCCGTATAATCTTTACGGGTAAGACCAGAGCCGCTTGTTACCTCGTCTAGTTCATCTACGCCAAAGTCGTCGTTGTCAAAGGCTTGTTGGCGGAAACGCTGTGCCAAGATTTCGTCGTCATTCTGTCGCAACAGAGTAGTTTCAAAATCTGTCAGAGTTTCGCCGTCGGCTTGCTTTCGCAATGCCTGTTGTATCATTGAACGCTTGGTTAATACCTGTCCAAGTTTTGTAAAACCTAAAGCACCTCCAGTACCTAGTGTACCTGCTAGCAAAATATCGCCGCCAGTAATGTCGTACTTAGACTGTGCCCTCAGTAGTTCTAGTGCAGCTAATTCTGTACCACCTACACCAGCAGCCATTGCTAAGTATTTTTTATTGTTCTTAAATTTACCGAACAATCTTGCAGCCTTTGCAGCACCTGCCGCAACAGGGGCTGTTATAGGAGCAAACTGAGGAGCTACAGCGGAGACTGCGGCTGCGGTATTAGCCATTATAACAGCATCAGCAGGGTCTAGTACGTCAGAGAATAACATAGCACCTGCGCCCCGCAGTCCTGCTTCAGACATCTTCTTGTTAGTGTCTATAGTTTGTCGGACTTCAGAAGCGATAGCACGTGCGTAGGTTACACCCTTGCTTTCTAGTGCAGAAAGAATACGCTTTACAGCTAACTCATCAGTAATTCCTGCTGTTAGCTCGTTAATAATTTCTGCTGAGACTGGCTCGTCCTTGACAGGAGAAGGCCTCTCAAATAAAGCAAGGGCTGAAGGAATAGTTCCAGCATCAAGTTGCCGTTCTTTTACTAAGTCCCAGAAGCCGTACTCCTCAGCCTCTTCCTCGACTTGGCGTTGGGCTGCCTTGATAGCTAGGTCACTGACTACAGGAGTTACAGGTGATGGTTCAGGACCACCAAATCCAAACTTGCTCAGTTCCCTTTGAACGTATTCTTCAGCCATTGTATATCCTTATGATTTAATTTAGCTGTTGTTATTTTGCTCTATAACCTGCTATGAAATTCTGTAGCTTACCAAAGAAAGTCATATCTCTCTGGATAGCTTTCAAGGCATCAGGATTAATCTTTTGGACATTACTAATCCTTCTTATGCCAGCTATGTTAGCTACAGTATTGGTTTGAACATTCACTTGGTCCTTCTGGTTTCCACCTAAGAGCTTAAAGCTTTTACCGCCATCATGCTCCACGAAGAAACCTGCATGCCACTGTGTCTTACCGTTTCGTAATTGAGTTTTCATAACAACAAGGTCTCCTGGCTGTGCCTTATCTAGAGAGATGCCCTGCCCTACTTTAAGGTATGACCTAGCTCTTAGAGCATCATACCTCTGAGGAGAAGCAACTCCTAAACTAGTTAAGACATGTCCAGCAAAGGCAGCACACCATGCATTACTATCTAGCTGCATATCACTAGGGTTCTTAACTCGTCCCTTAACAGCCCTGTTCATAAAGCCAGCGATAGTCTTCTGGTGGTCTGGGTCTTTCTCGCTTAATCCTAAGTACCTGTTGTTAAGTACAAACTCTAGTGGATTTGTAGCAGCAGTATCTAGAGATTTTTCTACAGTGCTTTCAAGTTCTGCTCCCTCGGCGTCTCCGCCAAACAAGAGTTTACCAATAGAAGCTCCTACACTACGTATCCAACTACTAGCCCCCTCGTCTGTAACAATCTCTTCAGACATGGCTTCCTTGTTTAGTTCGATACTTTTTTGTAGTCTCTCATTCAGCTTAATTTGAGCATTAGAGAGCCTTCTTTCAGGTACAGTCTGAGGAGCAGGACCGCCTAATTCTTCTGGTCTTACAGGAGGATATGGTACACCATCATCTCCTATGGCCCTCTGCACAGTTGCTACAAAAGCCTCGTCACTAGAAGGTACAGACGCAAGACTATAGAAAGTATCAACAGCCTCGTCCGACTCTAAGAAACCTTCTTCTACTGCTTTATAATAATTTCGCAGTGTCTGGTCTTTTAATCCCTGAATAGTATTCTTATTATAATCCCACAGATTTACGGTATTTACAATAATACTTTGTGTGGTTGCTTCAGGCTCTCCTGCTGCTTTTGCCATAACATAAAACTGATTTGGATTGCCTGTCTCTCTAAGAAAAAGATCAAAACCAGCCTGTACGCCTCCAACCCGATATGTAGAGGAACTAATCGGTGTGCTTTCTGTACTCAATCTCCTATTAATATAAGAGCTAATAACAGGATCACTCTGAATTTCTACTAGACCTTGCTCAATCTGTTCAATATTAACAGGATTGTTAAGGGCATTACTTTCAATGCGAACAGCAGAAACTGTGCCATCTGTATTTGTAATATACTGGTAGTCGTCTCCTACTAGAGACATAGCCATTACCTTTGCCTCTTCAGGCGTAGCAGCACCACCAGTCTGTAAGAGTGCCTCGGAAACTCTTTTAATTTCAGGGGCCATAACATAGAGATTATTTGCCCTTGAAGCTTTAGATGACCAGACTAAATTTATGATGGCTGGATTATCTAAGAAACTTCTAAGTTCCCCGTCTTCTAATTTAATAGTACGGCCTTCGTATAGTGGACCCTGTACGATACCGACAGCTTGTTCAAAATCTTTACCAACCTTAACTAATGCTTGAAGATGTTTAAATCTTGTTGCATCATCACCCTTTAAAACTATGGAAGATATTTTTCCCTGTGTATAAGCGTCTGCCTCTGTTAAGGTCTTATACATTGTTTCAAGAGCTTGCACTCTTTCTGGATAATTTGCTATGTCACCTTGTGCAAGGTATTGTGAAGCATTGCCCACAGACTGAGAGACTTCAGGGGGAACACGATTATGAAGAGAGTAGAACGTAAGTCTAGAACCAGCTATCTCAGCTATACGTGCCTCTTTAGTATCCTCATCTATGTTAGGATTTTCTTGGATACTCTGTCTTAACCTTAAAAATTTATCATCAACGTAAGGAGCTACTTTATCAGCGTCTAGCTTTACAACCTCGCCATTTCTTAGCTGTACGCCTTGTCCTCCTATTGGCACATTGCCCCATGTTCTTGTTTCAAAGTTACCGCCCACTGAGGCCAAGAGCATCTCATGCGTTAGAGCTTTTGTTACCCGTTTCTTATTTTGTTCAGCCTGTTTTCTTATGCGGTTTTCGATTGTAGCTCTTTGACCTGCTCGTTTACCTACAAACCACTGTGCAGGCTGTCCCTCAGGGCTAGATTGGGCAGACTTTAACCAGTCAACTAACGCATTATCCGCATTATATAGAGAAATTTCTTCTGCATATTTCCACAGAGTGTCTAGGGTCTCCGCATGATTTCCCCAGTTTGCGTCTACATGTTTAAGATAGGTATCATTTATTTTTTCCAGAGCGTCTTGTCTGTCTTTAGTTGATTCTAAAATTATGGATAAGGAAGTTGTGAGCCTATTCTGCCTATCTTTTTGCTGCTTCTCTTCTCTCCCTGGAAGAAAGACATTTGCAAGAAACTTAGTGTTATAATCCTGCATCTCGTTCTTAAAGGTTTGAACAAGAAGCTCGTCTACTCCCTCGCGTTCGAGGGCAGCAACATTTTCATCAATATATGTTTGGCGTAGTCCTAGAATTTTATCAGCGGCTGTGCCGTCTTCGTCGTCTCTAAGCTCTAGGTATTCGTCTTTGTTTTTTTCAAAATCTTTATGTAAATTAAAACCAACTTGAAGAGCATACTGATCTAATTCATTGATCTGGTTCTTGAGCCTACCGTCCTGAATTTTATGCTCACGCTCTAGGGTTTTACGTAGCCTCTCATCACTATCTGCTTTAATAGCAGGAGCTAGAGCGGATACAAATTGACTTAAAGCTCCAGCCTCAGACCGCACCTGCTCTGGTCTTACATATGTTTCTACTGGACTAGCAGTAGGTGTCACACTGGACATTGAAGGGATGTCAAGTTCCCTTATCTGCGTTCTACGTTCTGCCATGTCTTCCTCTTATGTACCCCCAAAGTAAGTACTATCACCACCGCCCATTGGTACTACTGACGGCAGACCCTGTTGACCTATAGTAGGTATTCCTGGGTCATTGCCACCTAGTCCTATGGTAGATAAGAAACTACCTTTTTTGTTTCCACCATACTTTCGTTCTGTGGCATATGCAGTAGCTACACCTGAAACAAGAGCAGCTAAAGCACTAGGCTTTCTGCCTCGCTCTACCGACGAAATCCTAGCGGCAGCTTCTGCATCAACGCCCTGCTTTTCAAGGTTTATTTGTTGCAGTGTATTTTTCAGTGCATCGTTGTAGATAGTATCACCACGCAACTTACGTGCTTCTGTCTGAGCTAGTAGGGCGTCAATGCCCTGCCCTTCTACACCTGCTTCTCCAGCCGCTACTACCTTTGCTTCTCTAACTTGTAGGGCTTTGATAGCGTTCTCTAGTTTAGCACCAGCCATCCGCTCTGCTTCTTGAATAGCTCTTGTATTAAGAGACTGTATCTTCAAGTCACGTGCTGCTGCGGCTCGTAGCCTATTCTCTTGATAGCGTCGTTCCTGTTCTTTAGCTTGGTTCTGCTGATCGAAAAACCCAAGTACAGTTTGTCCGACAGCTATAGCGGTCATCGGATCAATAGCCATTGCCAATCCTCACAAATTCTAAAAATGGTTTGTTTCCTACGCCCCATCTTTCATGTTTCTTTATAAATGTGAAGCCGACAAAGCGTAACCATTTAATAGCTACCTTATAGTCTGCATCAACTGCATTAAATAGTAGGGGGTATTTGTTATTAGTTTCTTCTACCCATTTCCGTGAACCACGTAAAAATGGTATCCATACCTTACGTATGTTAGGAGTAGTTAGTAACCAGGGTACAGCAGTAGTATCATCTACTGGTGCTACACCATAGATACCTGCAATCTCTTCTGTATCTTTTACAAGAAAAGTCCAACACTCGTCAGAGTTATCGAACCCAAACTGTAGTGCCTCTCGGACACCGCCATGTGAGGCTAACACTTCTTCAGCATCTTCTTGCCTTAAGTTATGCTCTAAGTAGTCTATATCTGATTGTGTGCTAGCTCTCACATGTACCTTCACTACATTCTCCTAGAACGCAATACATAGAAACCTTCCCACTCTGCCGATTGGAACTGGCAGGGAAGATGACTGTCGCTTTCTAATCTAATCTTTGTTTCTCCTGAGTGGCCTATAACACCAAAACGATAAGTACCACTGTCGATAGCTGCCTTGTTTAATACGTTAGCAGACCCACCTATAATCCTACCAGTGAAGGAACGAGTATAGGGTGTCCTCTTTAACGGCTCTACAACTACCTTGAAGAAACCTGTGTTGTTATACACTACAGTATAATTACGTAAGTGTAACACACTTGTTGTAATTGCGATATTGTTCTGTCTTATTACTGGTTCAGAGAACTCGTATTTAAAAGTAAACGGTATGCCTGCAAATACTACTTGCCCTGCTGATAGTTTACCTGCAACTTCCGATAGAGGTATTAGTCCTCCAGTCTGGTCAACATAGATTGTACTAGCATCTGTATAGGGGACACTAGTTAATCCAGAGGATTGTAGCATCACTCGTCTATCCATATGAATAGAGAAGGAACCATCAGTGTAGTTTGTTGCATCATCCACAGAGAGATTGATACGCTCTAGGAATAGGTTAGTTCCTCGTTTGATAAGTATATAAATATCTGCACGATTAAATGAACAACCTATAACATCTCCCTCAAATACCCAACGTGACCACGAGGCCTGTAGTTTCTCTCTACCCTGCCAGTAGTAACGATACACGTAAAGTGCTGTGGGATCATTAGTAGTCTGTATTAAAAGCATATCCTCGTTAGACGAGGCTTGGATATTCGTAATCTCACCTTCTAGATACTCTGGGATATGTGCAGAGATTTCACTAGCATCGTTTGTATCTGTGTCAGTGTCTACAAAGTATTCCCACATACCAGACCACGCACCACGCTTGGAGGCAAAATAGACAAACTTACCAGCCTGTGCTGGTGTTGATCTTAGGGAGGCCTCGAACTCTGTGGTATTGGCTACGTTAATAGTCTCTGGTGTTAGTACGGGATCAGCAGTTACCTTAAACTGTGTTAGATCAGAGAAGAGTAGCAAACTCTCGTTAAATGGTACAGCATGTTTAAGTATGCTAACCTTGTTAGAGGATACTGCTACATCAATAGGGTCACTGTCTACAATAGCCAGGGTTGATTTCCTAAAGAAGTCAAACTCAAGAAACTCGCCAGCACGAGCGAATATAATATTCTCGTCAGCTAGTAGTCCTAGTCTGTTTCTATGGAAGAATATATCTGATAAGGTAAAGTCAACAAAAGAGGGAAATGGATTAGTATCCTCATCTCCTACTTTACGTTCTGCATAGACAGCAGTACTAAATGTAAAGTTACCACTAGATAGCTTAGCTAACTTGTGTGGCATAGTTGAGGCGTCTAACTGTGTTAAAGACCCTGGCTCGTTTGTTTCTTTCCAAACGCCGTCATTGTATCTAACATAGTAGTCGTCTTGTGCCTTCTGGTTATCACCAGATACTTTAATTACAAAGCCGTTTGCTGCTTCTATTGGTAGTTTCTTAAAGTCTCCTGTCTCATCTTTGAATACAAGGAGATGGTCACCACCATGAGAGTCACCTACTTCTACCTGAAAGTCTGTGCTATCGGTAGACTGAATATGAATAGTAGAACCAATGCGTGTTAAGGTCAAACCTGTAACAGCAGAACCATTGGTTATGTTATCGTAAAACGTAGTGCTAACGCTTGTGCCTGAGAATGTATTTAAATTCGTAGCAATCAAGTCGGTTGATGCACCACGTTCAGCGTTCTGTGTGTCGGCTGTACTAGCCTGTGTAGAAGACTTAGTAGCAAATTCTACTGTGCTAGTACTCCCACCCTTTGTTAGCTTAAGCCGATATGTCGAAGAATAGTCAGACTGTTTTACGTAGACCAGTGCTTCTGGATTTCTAACGGTAGACGTTGCAGTTCCTTTAGCAACAGTCTTGTTCTTGTTTATAATGAATGTAGCATCAGCAATAGAGACAGCCGCTAGTTCCTCATTAGGATTAGTCAATCCAGTTAGATAGGAAGGTGCACTGTTTGTTACTGTCTTTGCTACTCCGTCCTTATCGAATACTCTAATTGTGCCAGCCGTGTCCACAATCATGGAGTAAAATTCATTCTCATCTCTACGGATGGTATGAATAAAGGCTTTATCAAGATTGCTTATGACACCTAAATCTGCTAGGTGCTGTGTACTAGGACGCTTCTGCAAGCCTGTAACAACATCAGACAATCCATTCTCTTGTATTTCTGCCTGTGTACTTAGGCGCAGCGATGGCGGCTGTTGTGATACCCCATTGATGAGGTTAGGAATAGATTGACTTATGAGTGCCATCAGAAAGTTCTCCGTCCCTGCCTATCAATGATGCTAAATGTATCGTAGTTATCAAAGATATTGCTATCTTCTGTGGCTATGTCAAACTCTTTAAGGTCAACCAGAGCCATCTGTTCGTCTCTTAATTGAAATTCGTGAAGGGTATTAGAACCAACAATTCTATCTTGAAAGATGCGAGTAGCACGAAGAGTAATATAACGTCTAGCTACCTCAGGCAATTCATCAAAATTTAATTTGACTACTACATCTAGGTAGACATTCGTGCCTATGTTAAATGTGTGGTTCTTTCTGTCGTACATTTTTGTACCACGTTGAACTAAGTCAGGGCTATCTGCCTTTAGTGTTGCGTCTGCTCTCAGTACTTCTGCTGGTAAAATAATATTACCACTAGTATCCTGTGCAAACGACTTATTCAATTCTGTATTGAAGTGCCAGCCCATAGCCTGCACCTCACGGTCAACTGTGTTTAAGATACTTTCTGCTACCTCAGCCTCTACAAATCCAGAGGATAGGCTGTTTACTGGTGCTTCACCAATAGCAGAGAGCATTGTGTTCACAGCATCTAGTTGTGTTGTTCCTGCCATGCTGTCACCATTTTACCTTGTTAGCCCAATAAGCTGCACTCTTCTCACCCTTAGCTATATTCTTACGATGCCTAGCCTTGAATGACTTACGTTGTTTCTCATTCTGGTTTGTCTTTGCACCCTGCTCACCAAACCTAATTAATCGTGGCGACTCCTTTGTACCCACAAGAACAGCGTGTGATTTCGTAGGATGGTTTCTGGTTGGAATTGGAATACGTAATCCCTTAAAGGTGTGTCCACCACGTTCAATGCTCATTTACTTTTCTTTCCGTACTTCGCCATGATAGCAGCTACTTGTTCTGGCTTCATGTTGCCGAAAGACATCTTCTTACCTGTCTTCTTAGATGCTGCCTTCGCTGCTGCTATGCCTTCTTTCGTGTACTTATACTTTTTCCCACCTACTTCTGGCATTTGTAACTCCAATAAAAAAGGGAGAGAGGTGTAGTACCCCTCCCCCTCTGTAGTATTAGACCGCAGACAAACCAATGCAGCAAGCAGGACG